GAAATCCTACTATTACAAATAATAGTTATGGTAGTTCTATACCTGTTGGTTCAGCCGCAGATAATTTTGGTAACATTACAAGTATTACATACAGAGGTACAGAGTTTAGTCCAGGACGTGATTTAACTACCGCTGAATTAAGAGCTCGTGGTTGTTATGCACCATCTTTACAAATGGATATTCCATATTATTTTACTTCACGTCAAGCTGACCAACAAGATGCTATTGACGATGGAATTATTATTGTATGTTCAGCAGGTAATGATAGTTGGAAAACTGTTAATGAGTCCGACCAAGATTGGAATAATACATATCAAGTTCAATATTATGGATTTGACCAAACTTATTGGTTAAACCGTGGTACAGGTTCGGCTGCAGGATTTAATGCAAATATTAACGTTGGCGCTACATCAAATAATGTTAATGAAGTTAAAGCAACGTTTAGTAACTGCGGTAACCAAGTTGATATTTACGCAGCTGGTGAAGCAATTCAAAGTAGTTTGCACTCAGGTGGTACTAATGATGCTAGAAATAGTTCATACCAATTAGGTAAGTATCAAGGAACAAGTATGTCTGGCCCTCAGGTGGCAGGAGTTGTTGCATTGCTTGCAGAGTCTTGGCCAAGGATAACTCAGGAAGAGGCAGAGGATTGGTTACTTAATAACGCAACTATGAATGCCATGTATGACTCTGGTACAGACGATGCGTATGATAGAAATAGTTTACAAGGCGCGGCAAACAAATATTTAAGATGGATTAATCAGCGACCAATAGATGGAAATACACTTCCAAAACAAAATTTTAAAACAAGACCTGCATCTGGGAAAGTTTACCCAAGACCTAATATACGTAGAAGAGGTTAGTAAATTGTTTATAAATATTACAAAGAGGCAGGCTAGGTGACATGGCAGAAGTACTTACTACAAAATTAAAAAATGATACAACTAGAATGTTTATGACAGACATTCAGAATAACGACTTTTATGTATTCGTTTCTTCTATTACAACTGATACACGCCAAAGCGCGACCAATGCACAGTATAGTAAAAATGAGTTTTTAGAAAATACAGTGTTCGGTAAAAAGGTTCTTGGATCTGATACTAAGTTTATGATTAAATACCATCCTTGGCAGAAAGACGCTACTTACGTTCAATACGATGATAGGATTGATTTAGATGGTGAAAAGTTTTACGCTGTTGTAGGTCCAAACGATAACGATACTGGTGACTATCGAGTATTTAAATGTTTATATAACAATAATGGCGGCGCTTCATCTGCTCCACCAAACTGGAATGCATTTACAACAGACCAAATATATAGAACAGCTGATAAATACGTATGGAAATTTATGTATGCTATTGAATCAAATGAGTTTGAAGCATATAACGCAATCGGTTATATCCCTTTACCTGTTGATTTTGAAATAAATCCAGACCCATATGCAAACTCTGCTGCTGTTGTATATGGCTCAGAGTTATCAGACATCTTTATTGAAAACCCAGTTGATAACAATGGTTATCCTTCTTTAGATGGTTTTATGGCAGCATCACCTTCAAACTCTGGTGATATGTTATTAAGAGCTTCTAATATTAACCAAATTCAAAATTTTTATGCAGGTATGACAATATATGCTACCAATCCAGACGGCGTATCCTACCTATATAAAATTGATACATATGAATATGAGCCAAATTCAGGACTTGGAAGAGCAAGAGTTATAGGTGATCCACGCGGTGACGGTGTTTCAAACATTGCAACATTTTCAATTATCCCAACTGTTGAATTACAGGGAGACGGCAGTGGCTGCATTGCTAAGTCAGAGGTAATTAATGGACAAATAACAAATATTATTATCCTTAACCCAGGAAGTGGTTATACTAATTTAACTGCATCAGTTAAAGATCCTGAGTTTGATTTTGCTCCAGAAGATCCTAACTCTGTTGATGTTAGAGTAGAATTAAGACCAGTTCTTTCACCATTCGGTGGACACGGTTATAACTTTATTGATGAATTATATTGTAGTCATATTCTTTTATATGGATATATTACAGAAACTGATAATAATCAAATTGGTTCAGAAAGCAGTTACTCTAATATTGGTATTGTTAAAAATCCAGAATTTGTGAGTGCTTCAGCCAATACCGCAAATACACCAGACGTATTTGATAATAGAATTAAAATTGTAACAAACGACATCATATATGCTATTGAAGGTGATGTTGTTACTCAATTAGACTCATCAAATAAAATTACATTTACTGGTAAAATACACGAGGTTGACGATACAGCTAACACAGCGTATATCTCAAACTATATGGGTCCATTTACTAACCAAGCAAATAACGATATATCATTTGACCCAACTGCTGCAATTGTTAATTCTACGGGTCAGAGAATTATAATAAATAGTCCACAAGCCAATAATACGATAGAATCAGATTACATCCAAAGAAGTGGGCAAGTATACTTCATGGAAGATTTTGTTCCTCTCGTTCGTACAAGAACCTCACGGGAAGAATACAAATTAGTATTAGAATTTTAAGGAAACATGATAGATGCCTATTAATAAAAATTTAAATATTGCTCCATATTTTGACGATTTTAATATAGAGAAGCAGTTTTATAAAATTCTGTTTAAACCTGCTTACGCTGTCCAAGCTCGAGAGCTTACTCAGTTACAAACTATTCTTCAAAATCAAGTTGAGCAATTTGGTGATAATATCTACCAAGAGGGTAGTATTGTTAAAGGGTGTAACTTTACAAGCCTAGATGGATTAGAATTTGTTAAACTAACAAACTCAATACCAGATCCTGAGGCTTATATTCCTGTTATCCAAGATGAAGTAATTAGTGGAACTACAAAGTCTATTGAAACTAAATACGAGGTTGAGGGTGATAACACTGGATTGATAGCTTCAATCATATCTGCTGCCCGAGGTTTTGAAACACGTCCACCAAATCTTAATACATTCTTTATTAATTACTTAAATACAAACTCATCAGATGTTAAAAGCTTTGAGTCTGGTGAACCTTTAACTATCAATAAGTATCGTTATGACGGTTCAACTCTTATTGAAACTCAGCTTAACGTGGCAACAGCACAGGTAACTAATTTACCTGACTCAACTGGTAAATCATTTGGTATTCAAGCTGCGGCAGGTGTTGTATTCCAAAAAGGTCATTTCTTATTCGCTGCTGACCAAACTCTTATCGTAGCTCCATATACTAATTTACCTAATGACTTATCAGTTGGTTATGAAGTTACTGAATCAATCATAAGCTCATTACAAGATACAAGTCTATTCGATAATGCGAACGGTTCAGAAAACGAAAACGCTCCTGGCGCAGACAGATTTAAAATGGTTCCAGTATTAAGTGCTAAATCAACTGCTGTTGCTGATATTGATGCAGGGTTCTTTACGCTAATCAGATACCAAAATGGATCAGCAGTCACACTTAGAGACGTTGCACAGTTTAATTCTATTAATGAAGAATTAGCCAAACGTACATATGAAACCAATGGTGATTATATCGTTGATGATTTCAAAGTATTAGTAGAACGTCGTGGAACTGACCTTACTGCACTCGTTGGAAAAGGCTCAGCTTATATCAAAGGTTATAAAGTTGAAAACAAAGGTTTCCAAGATACTATAATTTCTGATGTATCAACTTCTACCTTACAAACTAATGAGTCAACATCTCTTAATTATGGATCATATGTTGATGTTACCACTATTGCTGGTACTATCGGATTAAATTACGAAACATTAGAATTACAACGCGCAAACGGTACAAAAATTGGTGAGGCATTTGCTAAAAATATTACTCCTACAAGACTGTACTTATTTGGTGTTAAACTATTATATCCATCATATTCATTTGCCAATGTTGAAAAAATCGTTGGCACAGCTGGTGAAATTACAATTCCAGCAGGTTCACAAATCAAAGGTACAAACGATGCACCAATGATATTTGACACAGGCTCAAGAAGCATTAAGGCATTAACTGATTTGGTTATTCCTATTCGTACTCTTGCAACCAGCGTATCAGTTTCAAGTAATGAAATTGTTATTAACGCGGCTAACGGAAATGAAGACTTCGCGGTTGACCAAACAGATATCGTTGTAGTTGATGCGTCAAATACTCGCATTAATGTTTTAAGTTACGTAACATCATTAAATAATTCAGTTCTTACAATTAGTTTAGACCCTGCAGACAATTCAGATCCTGTGGCCGATGTCTACTATAATAAAAGAATATTTAATAATACAGATGTAACAGCATATAATAAATCATTGGTTAATCCATATATTAAATTTACATATGCAACTAATAAATCTCAATATAGTTTAGGTTTCCCTGATGTATATAGTATTACAAGTATTGAAGACATTAATGGCGATGATTTTACTGATAGCTTTAGATTAAATACAAACCAAAAAGATAATTTTTATGATATATCATTTATAGAACTTATCCCAGGTCGACCAGTACCAGCAGCAGGTACATGTACTGTACAACTTAAGGTATTTAAAATTAGCGGTTCTCAAACCGGTTCAAATTTCTTTACTGTTGCAAGTTATCCAGTTGATGATACAACAGTTATTTTACCTTCTGAAAAAATACGAACATCAGACATGGGTATATTTAAATCAACTACAGGTACAACATATAGGTTGAGAGAATGTATTGATTTTAGACCATATGCTGATCTTGGTGCAGGTGCTAGTTACACAGCTTTGACAGCTGGAGCTGCCTCAGTTATTTCTGCTAATGTTGGAGCATCACAACCAACCTTTAGTTCTAATGATTATGTTATACCACAAATTAATGGTGATGTATCATCTGATGTTGAAACTTGGAACTCTCGTATTGATGCAGTTATTATTGACTCATACGGTAAAGTTACCACCGTTCAAGGTAAGGAAGAAACATTCCCTTCACCTCCAAAGGTTGGTTCTGACCAATTCCTAGTTGCTCATATTACAATTCCAGGATATCCGGCATTATCACCAGCAGAAGCGCTTAATCAAAGTAAATCATATTATGCGGTAACATCAAAACCAGCTGGTACAAAAACATACACAATGAATGATATTTCAGATGTTGAAAAACGAGTAGAAAATTTAGAGTATTATGTTAGCTTAAGTCAGCTTGAACAAGAAACTCAAAATATGAATATCGTTGACGAGAATGGTTTAACAAGGTTTAAAAATGGTATCCTAGTAGATCCATTTAATGATACTAATATTTCTAATTTGGAAAACCCTAACTTTAATGCGGCAATCAGAGGTGATACAAAAACTCTTACTCCTGCATTAAGAACATTCCCATTAGATTTAAAATATAAATCAACTTCATCGGCGTCAATATTCCCAACAACGAATGATGCAGACGTAGCTTCTATTGTAAGAAATGATAATAAATCTGTATTAGCTCAAACATACGCTACTAACTTTAGAAACTGTGTGTCAAACTATTGGTCATATGACGGTGTTGGTCAATTATCACCAGACCACGATATGGCTCACGATGTTGAAACTAATCCAATGAGATTAGACATTGATATAGCAACACCATTTAATAACTTCGTCGACGATTTACAATCATTTATTCCAATGACACGTGACGTAGTTACAGGTACAAATAGAATACGTAGGAATATTAGAAATAATATTTGGCAAGATATTACATCAACTACAACACAGAATACGTCTCTTAATGTTTCAACATCTACACAAAATCAATCGGTTGGTGATTTTGTATCTGATATTCAATTTGAACCATATATGAGAGCAAGAGATATTAAAGTTTATATGTCAGGCTTACGCCCTAATACTCGACATTACTTCTTCTTTGATAAAGTCAAGGTCGACAACAATGTACGTCCTGGAACTACCGAAGCAACAAGAGCAAGAGATGTTGAAAAATTTGGCGCACTTGGAGCACCAATTAGTACTGACGCTAACGGTGTAATAAGAGCCGTGTTTGAATTACCAGCAGGTACATTCTTCGTGGGTGAAAGACAATTAACGGTAGTTGATGTTGATACATATGGTAACATTGACTCTTCAAAAACATCACGCGGTGATTTATCATATAATGCATATAACATTAATATTGATAAAGTTAGTTTAACATCATCAGTAAGAATGCCTGAAACTTCAATTATACGAGCGTCAACTACTCGAACAGTTGTTGGAAGACCATTCGCAATTGACCCTCTCGCTCAAACATTCTTTATTAAAGAAGGAATGGGTAAAGGAGCAACGTCAATATTTGCATCAAAGGTTGACTTATTCTTCAAACGTAAAAGTGATTATAATGGTGTAACTGTTATGTTACGTGAGGTTATCAATGGGTATCCTTCACCAGTTATTATACCATTTACTAAAACTCATTTAGACTCATCTGATGTTAATGTTTCAGATGACGCGTCATTAGTTACAGCAATTAACTTTGCAGTTCCAATACGTTTAGATGTTGAAAAAGAATATGCAATCGTTATTCAACCTGATGCAAACGATCCTAATTATTTAGCGTTTACATCTAAAGTTGGTGGAACTGATTTGACACCAGGCCAAACAAACGGCCAAGCAGTTGTACAAGACTGGGGTGACGGTGTTCTCTTTACATCGACAAATAACAGAGCTTGGAAATCAGTACAAGATGAAGATTTAAAATTCACTTTATATCGTCACCAGTTTAGTGCATCCTCAGGTGAGGTTACTCTAACAAATAATAATCACGAGTTCCTTACACTTTCAGATTGGACTGGTCGATTTATTCAAGGCGAAGAAGTTTATCAAAACATAGCATTCTCAGGTTCAACCTCTGCTTCGATTACAATGGTTAATGGCACAGCAGAAATTAATGGTACATCACTTAGTGACACGTTTGCCGCCGGAGATAAAATCTTAATTACTAACTCAGGTGGATCAACATCAGAAATATTTACGATTGCAAGTGTTGATAGCGCAACTCTTATGACTACAACTAAACCAGTATCATTTGAAGTAGGTGCTGGTACTGCACTACCAATTGTTTCA